TACCAACAGAGGCAGCCCTAGACCTAGGAGCAGTTTTTAAGGTTGGCATGGAGACAATCACCTACGAGCAACCAGCTAACGGCGCTGTATCTGACACAGGCGAGGTGACTTCATGGCCACCTCTCAATGATGGAACGTATCCAGTTTTGCTTTGGGACGGCAAGTCAAGTGCGCTGCAGGAGGTAAGCCTGACAATCTCTAACGGTAAAAGCAGTCGCTATGCCAGCTCGGTCTTTTGCGTGCGTGGGACTGTTGGCAATGTTCAGTCGTATAAGGCAATGATGCTCGGTTTTGATGAGGACGGAAACCTTGATGTTGAAGCGATCTACTTTCCAACGGATCCACAAGGTAATAGCGAGCTAGTGGCAGGTTGGGACAGCGCCTTAAACTGGGTTATAGAAGGCGACGAGTCATGACAACTGCGTTTGGACCTCTTGAAACCTGCGGTCCAACTCAGCGCAGCTTTTCGCCTGGGAAGTTCGCGACAAAACGGTTCACATCAATTAGCGGATCGGGGACAACACGTTTGTATGGGAGCAAGGCGTTTGATGCGCAGCTGCAGATGACGTTTGTACTATCCGATGCGGACACCTGCGCCTTCCTGAAATGCTGGGACAATGCTTATGGCGACTACGACACGATCGCGCTTCCAAATGAGTTCTTTGCTGGTGCCAGCTCCGCACTGGATTGCGGCATCCCTTCCTACCTAAACTGGAGATGGGCAGAAGCCCCATCTGTCGAATCTTTGTTTCCTGGTAGGTCCAGGGTTCAAGTCAACCTTATTGCCACTCTTGACGCATGACTGTACTCACCGGAGCGGATGGGCAACTACTAAACGGGACTCAAGCATTCGCTAAGTGCAGGGACTGGAGCATAACGATTAATCGGGATGCACTTGATGACACCTGTCTAGGGAACATGGATCGCACATACGTTCAAGGATTGCGTGGGACAACAGGCAGCGCAACGCTTCTGTATGACCCCAGCAATTCGTTGGCTAACAATTTCTTGAACACAATCCTGCAAGAATCTGGCAGCAACCAAGAGCTGACATTCAAGTTGAATCGCAAGAACCTAGGCAATGGAGGTGGTTCGTTTGTATGCACAGGGTTCCTGACCAGCGTCAGCCCTAGCATTTCGGTGGGTGATGTCCAAGCAGTCAGTGTCAGCTTCCAGGTCAGTGGCAAGCCCTCCGGTGAGTTCTAAATGGCTGTTTTAGGCGCAGGCGGCAAACTACTCTTAAAGCGTCAAGCACCAGAACCCTGCCTGATCAACCCCGAATCGGTTGATCCCGAGGGTGACATCATCTTCAGTCTGTGCGATAGCTATTGGACCGGCGATCACATCAGCTCTGACTGTTTACCTGTCAGTGATGGAAAGTTCCCACCGGGGCCATCAGGTTACGCAACGTATTTTGGCAGTAAGTTTTTTCTTGGTCCGAACAGGGATCAGATCACTAGCAGCAGAGATGAATTTTACAAAACTGATCTGGAGGATTACCCAGATGGTCAATTCGGCGAAGATTCTCAGTTTTATTGCCGTGAGGGTGATGTCTCTGATGGGGAAGAGATCGTTTCGTGTCGCCCTAGTGATTATTGGATTCATATCGATCCATTAGGGCACGTCAGCTTCTACAAAAGCAGGTGTGACGCTTTGGCTGGTTGCAAGAACACACGGCTGAATTTGGTGGAAACCAGCGAGTCATTTTCGATCGTGCCGTTTGGCTCGTTTGAGTATCAGAACGCAGTATGGGAGTGCATTTATGGCTTTGGTGAGTACACCTTTGCAGACGCGCAGGATACGGTAACTCTTGCGAGCATTTGCGAAAGTGCCCCAAGTTATGAACTTCCAGAAGGAAATCCGAATACCGAAGCAAATTCCTATGACAATGCGAACCTGCTGCCAAGAGGCGTGAATCAAGGGAAAGGCGTACCGTTCTGGCAGGTGCTGTGCGAGATCCGAGAATGGTCATTGGAGCTATCCGCACCAGCTGTTGACACGACCAGCGTTGCAGAAAAGTTTGGCAATGCCGTAAAGAGCTTGGTAACAGGTGGCGGCTCAACTGAATTTTTCATTGACCGTAAGTGTTACGCCGACAGCGAGGACAATGGCTTGCTGCTTATGAAACTGTTGATGATGACTGAGAAGGGGTGCCAGGCATCGGCTCAGTTTTACATGGTTGATCGCGGACCAGAATGCGGAGCAAACTGTGGCGTGATCCAAGGCGATCTCTACTACGAAGCGGATATTTTGGTCACACAGACGGCTGTCAATTTAAGGCCAACAGAACTTGTAGCAGGAACAGCCACCTTCGTGACGACCGGCAATATTAGTTTGTTGGAAGCACCCTAGAATAAGGGGATCGTAGCCAGCTAGGTAGTGACCGAAATCATCCGTGCCGGTGAACCAAAGTCGCTAGGCAATATCGATACAGTCCAGAGAGATTTCCGCGCTCAGATCAATGCGCTGACTGATGCGGTACGGCAGCTAGGCGGAAACCCGGAGGTTGAAGCGGGTTCAGCGGTAATAAACGATCCGCTTTCTGCGCCGTATGTTCTATATGTCAACGCTTACACAGGCGATGACACGTTTGTTGCTGGTGATTACTCGTCGTTCGACGATGGGACGTTTGAGTCCAAGATGCGGCGAATATCGTTGCAGCGACTGGAATGTGGTTATACCGAAGCGCGACCATTCCGCACGATTAACAGAGCAATCATCGAAGCTGGCATTATCACCAGCCGTGATTACCTGAACTTGCCTGGGTCGCTCTGTGGCGATTTGGTCAGCATCGTTGTTGCACCCGGCATCAACATCATCGACAACGGACCAGGGTCTGCGGTCACGGTATGGGAAAACGGCAAGGTGCCTACCGGTGCGGAGGTACAAGCCTTTAACCCTGCTGCCGGTGGTGTGATCATGCCACGGGGTTGCAGTGTGATTTCACTAGACCTGCGAAAGTCGATCATTCGACCGAACTATGTTCCGGCACCGGAGCCTGAACTAGCTGACTACTCAAATCGCAGTGCGGTGTTCCGAGTTACCGGCGGCGGTTACTTCTTTGGGTTCACCGTACTGGACAAGGAGAATGCCACCACAAGCCACCACCTGCTCGACTGTTTTCAATTCACAAGCGAATCTCAGCTGGATGAGTTCTACGCCAAGATCCGCGCTGCATTCGGTGGCGCAACCGGTGTAGGTGGAATCAATGATGCAATTGCTGTTTCACGCGAATCTGAATATCAGATCACTGGTCCGCGACCTCCTTCAGCTGGTGTCAGCACAGACACAGTAAGGGGTTCAAGTCCTTACATCTACAACACGAGCATTAGGTCCAGCTTGGGGCTCTGCGGCATCCACGCGGACGGTTCCGCTGTAAGTGGTTTCAAGTCAATGGTTGTGGCCCAGCTGACGGGCGTTTCACTTCAGAACGATTACAGCTGCTGGCAAAAGTACAACGGCACAGACTGGGTAGGGGTTAGCAGCGGTGCAGACTATGTGAACACCAGCCCTGATGACATCAGGATGGATCCCGACAGGCGTTCATTCCACATTCGTGCTGTCAACCAGGCAATCCTTCAACTTGTCAGCGTCTTCGCTATCGGTCAAGGGGTGCATTTTTGGACTAAATCCGCTGGCGAACTGACAATTACGAACAGTAATTCTAACTTTGGATCGGTTGCGGCTTTAGCAGAAGGCTTCCGAACGGTTGCAGCTGATCAAGATAAGCAATGGAAGATTGAGCAAGTCACCCGTGGGGTGGATCCTTTTGACAAGGCGAACAACATCAAGCGCATTTTCCTTGGGGTGCTGGATGCGGCTGAAGGTGATACGGACACAATTTTGAACCTGACGGCTGACTTAACTGTTTCGTCTGCCAATCCAAACCAGCCTGAGCTTTTAACCCGTGATGGGTACTCGTTGCAGCCGGGTGATTATTTATGGTGTGAAAACCCAGGCGGTCCAGATTATCGAGCCCAGTTGCATACAACTCCATTCACTGGGACGGTTCCTGATCAGCTTCGGATTGCGGCTGCATTTACGACGGACAACGCAGATGGCAACAATGCACCTGGCAGCGGTGATGGATACGTATCAATTGCAAGTCAGCGCGTTTACGTTCGTCGCTTCAGGGATGTAAGGAGTGTTTCTGAGCGCCGCTACACAATCGCAACTAGCGCAACTGGAACGCCTCGGTTACCTGTTCGTGATTACATTATCCAACCCAGCAGCGGTGCATGGAATACAAGACTGCAAGCTGTTGCAGGATCAGCTAAGAATGACGCTCTTTCAGGTGCAGATGTTGAGCTGCGTTATGAGCAACGTCCCGAAGCAGAAGCAGCTCACAACTCGAACGTTTACTACCGCAAAGCTGATGTTGTAACCAAGGACAACAAGCACTATTTCTGCGTCCGCAATAATACAGGTGCGTTTGACTTAAACAACTGGGACGAAGCTTATGTCCACATGAAAGAGACCTATGCGCCTGGCGGCTACTTCACTAACGCTCAACCGATTCTGCTATTTGACAAAGACACAGATCAAAGCGAAGACACAACAACATGTGGCAGCACAATTGCAGATGTAACGCCACAGATTATCTCAGCTGTGGATTATCAGGGAGTGTTTCAACTACTGCTTAATCAGGGGTATTCGGAAAATGCCGCATATAGCGCTCTTGAGTTACAGCCAGGCGGAACACGCAACCTAGATGTAAGTTCCAACAACTGGAACGTTGAGTATAGACGCCCAAGCAACGTCAGGCTATTTTCTCATGCATACGAATGGGCAGGCTATCTGAACTACTCAAAGGCAATGCCTCAGTATCAGAAACAGCTGTCGCCAAACAATCAATTCACTTATTACTTTACGAACCAGGATGGTGGAAAGGTTTACGCCTCTGGCTTTAACCAGGAAGGCTTGCAGGTATCGCCTAGGGGGTTGGAAGATATTACGACCGGACAGGTGCTGAGCCTTGAGGACATTGGCAACCCCGACCGCACAATTGACTTTCCTGATTCATTCTTGAATCTCAGCGTCGACCAGCTAATTGTCAACAACATCCAAGTAAACGGAACCATCACTGGTGCGGACGCCACAACCACCGAAAAAGGCATTGTTGAATTTGCAACGCAAGCAGAAACACAGCTACTTGCAGATAGAAATCGTGCCGTAACACCTAATTCATTGAATGGTGTCCGAGGTTTTGCCAATACGTTTGCCAGCTTAGACAGCAATGCGAAGGTGCCAGTTGCGCAGCTTCCTAAAACCAACGTGGGTGAGTTGCTTACTTTGACCCCATCCATCTGGGTGCCGGGTGGTGACAACCTAAGTGATTCGAGCAACTTCACGTACCGGCAAACAACAAACGGATCCAATATCACTCTTGGTACGCCGCAGGGTAGTGGTTACGAAGGTTCTAGCGGCTTCATTGTTGTCACCAGGTCGCCAGGTTCAACAACAGGATTCACCGGCATTAACAACCCTGCATGGCGGTCAGTAACTGCCACATGGGTCAACCC